TCAAGACACAATTACAAACAGCTAATCTTGCTCAAATAGAGGTTAATAAAGTAGAAGCAGCTAGTAAGAACTGGTTTGTAGCGGGCTGGCGCCCGTCTGTAGGCTGGGGTTGCTCAGTTGCAATGATTGTACATTTTATTGTACTACCTGTAGGGGAATGGATTGCTGCATTGTCTGGTGTAAAAGTAGATATGCCAGAGTTTGATTTTACTCAACTATCTACAATACTTATGGCTATGCTCGGAATGGCTGGACTTAGAACTTTTGAAAAACAAAAGAAAGTAGCCAGAGGAGATGACTAATATATGGCTTACTTTAAGCTAAGAAGTTTTAACGGTATTGCACCTCAAGTTTCACCTAGATTATTAGGTGAAGGTTTAGGTCAGACTGCAAACAATACAGACTTAGATCGTGGTGTATTAACACCAATTACTAGTAATAGCACAATAGCCACATTAAATGCACAAGCCAGAGCTGGTTTGTATAGGTATGACTTTGGTGGGCAAGTTTATAACCTAGAGTTTACTAATGCTGTAAATGTACAACCGGGCCCTGTAGCAGATGATGCTTTTGACCGTTTGTATTGGACAGGTGCTGGGTTCCCACAAATGGGTAGTTCCACACAACTACTTGCTTCTGGTTCCGGTGCATATCCAAGAAGTTTTTTTAGATTAGGTATACCTGCACCAACTAGCGCTGCAAGTACAAGTATAACTTCTGGTACAGATGATGGTACACAGACACAATACAGCACATCCTATGTATATACTTTTGTATCTGCATTTGGGGAAGAAGGTCCACCATCGCCGGCGTCTACAGTATTAACAAAAGTAGATGGGCAAACTGTAACTATTTCTGGCATGGATACTGCTACTTCTAAAAGTAATACTAATTTAGCTAACAAACGTATTTATCGTTCTAATACTGGTTCTAATACTACTAACTTTCAGTTTGTAAAAGAGGTATCTTTAGCTACAGCAAGCACAACTGATAATCTAAACAATGATGCTTTGGCTGAGATAATACCCTCTACTTATTGGATTGCACCACCAGACGATGACACTAGCACTTATCCTAATGGACAGATGTTAGGTTTAACTGCTATGGCTAATGGTATCTTTGCTGGATTTAGTGGTAAAAGAATTTGTTTTTCAGAACCTTTTTTACCACACGCTTGGCCTGTAGCATACCGTATAACACTTGAAGAAGAAATTGTAAGTATAGCTATGGCGGGACAAGTGTTATTTATTGCTACAAAAGGTACACCTTATATAGCCGCAGGTACAGACCCTCAGTCTATGAGTGTCATACGTATGGAAGCAGCCCAAGCATGTTTAAATAAAGAGTCACTTGTAGATATGGGTGACCTAGCTATTTATGCTTCACCTGATGGTTTAGTAGGTGCTTCGGGTAGTGAAATTACAGTGTTAACAGCAGGATTAATTACACCTAAACAATGGCAAGCACAGTTCTACCCCTCTACAATTAAGGGTTTTTTATGGCAAGGTAAATACATAGGACAATATTATACTGGCTCTGCTTACGGTGCCTTTATGTTTGATTATCGTGGTGGTAAAAATTCTTTTACGACTATTAGTTCTTTAGCGACAGGACATGCACAGGGTGGTTTTACTGATCCTGATGATAATGAGCTGTACCTTATTGACTACGATTCAGGTGGTGGCAATGCTCAAGTAGAACTTTTTCAGGGCAGTGCTACAAACACCACACAAACATTTAAAACATCACAATTTGTTTTACCTAGACCTACTAGCATGAACTTTGTAAAAGTAGAAGCCGAAGCATACTCTGGTTCTGGTATTACGGTAAAAGTATTTGGTGATGGTACAGAAATATTTGACGCTACAATTACAGCCTCTGGATCCGTGTTTAGTGCAACAGGTTCTGCGCCTACTTCTTTTAGTGCAACAACAATTATGGAACCAATTTTAAGACTACCTACTGGTGTACATAAAGTATATGAAGTAGAAGTATCAGGTGCGCATACTATAAATGAAGTTTGCATTGGAGAATCTATAGATGAGTTGAGGGCTATCTAATGGCTACTAATGAAACTAAATTACCCTCAATACCACCCATTCCGTCTAATGTTGATCCACAGTTAAAAACTTATCTAAGCGCTATCGAGGAAGTAACAAAAGTAAGATTGGGTACACTTGGAGATCCTAAAGATAGGGCGGTAACTGTACGAGAACTTATTGATACTGGGTTAGCAGAAAATTTTAAAGAAAACCCGTTTGACCCAAATGCGGGCACACCAGAAAATACTTTTATACCTACGCAAAGAGTTGATGTCACAATACCACCAGATGTTACTGGGTTTTCTGGTACAGGTGCATTTCAAAAAATTATTCTTTCTTGGGATCCAATACAGTTTGGTAATTTTGCTTTTACTGAAGTATGGCGTCATACAAGTAATGACATAGGTAGTGCTACTCGTATTGATACTACTAGAGCTTCAATATACGCAGATACCGTAGATTTAGACTCAAACTTTTATTATTGGGTCAGACATGTATCTACTTCTAATATAGAAGGGCAATTTACCAATGGTATAAATGTAACTACTTCTAAGGTTTCTAGCTCAAATGTTACTGACTTTTTTGTTGCTGATGCTATAACTGCAGCTTCTGGTGTCATTGCTGATGCAGCGATAGGTACTGCTCAAATAGATGATGCTGCTATAACTAATGCAAAAGTAAATGATTTAAGTGCTGCTAAAATTAATGCGGGTTTTTTAAATGCAGACAGAATAACAGCAAACTCAGTAAATGGGGTAAAAAAAGGAACTGCTCATTCTTTTTCTACAATAAAAGTAGAATCAGCAGGTAATGCTATAATTTCAGATATAGATAGAGATGGCACTATCCTTAATAATAATGGGGGTGTTCATGTATGTTATGGATACAGATGTGTAGTAGAAGACAATCAACGATTTGGGACTACTTTTGGAGCAAGCGTACCTTATTTTGCTTACAACAAACTACATAATGGTGTCTATTACAATATTCATTTAAAAAGACTTGGAAGTCTTTCTTTTACAGTTCTTGATGACACTCAAGGCGTTTATACCGGTCAAATACAAACTACTTTTTTTGCTGTATATACTGGAGATGAAAGGTTATTTTTAACTGCATCTTTTGGTACTACAGGTACAACTCAGTCTACTTATGTTGCAAGTGAAACAAATGGTTCTGGAGCCACAGGAACAACTACTTCAACTCAGTTTGATAAAGGATCGTCTTGGGTAGATTTTCATAATATGGGCTCTTCGGGAGCACAAATGAGAATGTCTTTTGAAAGCAGTTTTTTAAGTGGTACTAGTACAGGTACAACTTATCATCTTAATGTTTGGGGAGGAGTAAGTCTTGCTGGCCCAAATTCTGCAGGGCAACATATGTTTGGCTCAACTTTATTAGGTGTATACAAACAGCACATTTAGATATGGGAGGCATAATTACAGTATATGAAAAAGAAACTGGTTCAGTTACTGGTATTAAACAATGGATAACTGAAACAGACAAAGCTGCAATAATAGAGAATATTCCTGCAGAAACTCATGCATATAAAGAAGAAGCTGCACCCTCATTACAACATAGATGGAATGGCACTGATTGGGAGCCTATACCAGAACCAATCGAGTACGCTTTACTTTCAATTAGAACTAGAAGAAAAATTTTATTACAAAATTGTGATTGGACACAACTGCCTGACTGTCAATTATCTGATGCAGAAAAAGCAGAATGGGCTGCTTACAGACAAGCTTTAAGAGACTTACCTGTTAATTACACTGATGCCGATGAAGCTTCTAAGATAGTGTGGCCAGAAGGACCAGATGGCTATAAACAACCAAAACCAGAATGATTTTATACACAGAAGAACAATTGGAAATAGCGTATACTGAGTATCGAAAACTGCACATGAGAAAAGATGTACCTTTTCTTAAAAAAGAAGATTTTAGAAAATTTTTTGAGTTTCTTATGGAGAATACTACATTAGATTATGTATGATATGACTATGTTTGAACTTACGTTAAATGATTTTTATGTTGAATTCCTAGGATTTGTACTAACCCTACTGGTTGGTTTAGCTGTAAAAGATTGGGCAGTAGGCTTTGTAAAAGGCGCTACTTTCCGTTTAACATCGTCATTCAAAGAAGGTGATAAAGTAATTTTAGATGGTAATACCGCACTTATTATAAAAGTAGGGTTTGCTCAAACAGTATTTGGTGTATACAACGATGACGGTTACACGTGGCGTTATATATCAAACCAAAAAATTGATACATTGAAGCTAGAAAAGATTGTAGACTCTGAGCTACATGCTGACACAGCTGAGGAGAAGGCACAAAAATTAAGGTCTTTTTTGAAGGAAGACGATTAAATTGCTAAAATATTAGAGAGGTATAATATGAGTGCAACTAGAAAAATGACAGATAAAGGTGAAGGTAAGATTGGGAAAATGAAAACCCAAGAAAAAAGACTTGAACCTAGAGGTAGCGGTAATAGTGCTAATGACTTTCCAGATTTAACTGGTGACGGTAAAATTACTATGGCTGATATTTTAAAAGGTAGAGGCGTAATTAAATAATGCCTAGAACCAGAAAAAAACCTTCTATGAAGGTTAAAAAGAAAGCACTGACTAAACGTCAGGAAACAGCAATGAAGCGTCATTCTAAGCATCACACTACAAAACATATGAAATATATGAAACGTAGAATGCTTATGGGTGATACATTTAGACAAGCGCACAAGAAGGCGCAAAAACAGGTAGGTACATAATGCCAGCAAAGAAAAGAAAAACAACTAAAAAGAAGAGTGGAGCTAAGCCAACTAATCCAGCTTTATATGCTAGAGTTAAGGCTGAAGCTAAACGTAAATTTAAAGTTTACCCTTCTGCGTATGCTAACGGTTGGTTAGTTCGTACGTATAAGAAACGTGGTGGTGGCTATCGTTAATGGAGTTTCTTTGGTTTCCATTTGTGTTATGTTGTATCGTCGCTATGATTGGAGAACACTCTAATCCTAGAGGTATGAATATTTTTTGGTATAAAGTAGCAATAAAAACTAGAGAATATACAAAAGCACTAACAGAATATGATTCTGGTAATAATAGAGGGAACGGACCTAGATAATGGCTAACACAAAACCCAAAGGGGGCTTAACAGCTTGGTTTGGTAAAGGTAAAAAAGGTGATTGGGTGGACATTGGTGCACCTAAGAAAAAAGGTAGGTATCAAGCTTGCGGTCGTAAATCGGCTAAGAAAAGCAAACGTGCATACCCAAAATGCGTACCACGGTCTAAGGCCCGTAGTATGACAGCTGCTCAAAGACGTAGTGCGGTAGCACGTAAACGTAGAGCAGGTAACCCGGGTGGTAAACCCACAAATGTAAAAACTATAGTAAAAAGGAAAAGACGTGCCACAAAGAAGAAGAAGTAAAATGCCTGCTAGGAATAAGAAGAACTTCCGTTCTACGAAGTCTGGTGCGGGTATGACTCGTGCCGGTGTAAAAGCCTACAGACGTTTGAATCCTGGCTCTAAGTTAAAAACTGCTGTTACTGGTAAAGTAAAGAAAGGTAGTAAAGCTGCAAAAAGACGTAAATCATTTTGCGCACGTTCTGCAGGACAAATGAAGAAGTTTCCAAAAGCTGCGAAGAATCCTAACTCTAGGTTAAGACAAGCACGTAGACGTTGGAAATGTTAATGTATTACAAATACATGGATCTAGATCCTGTATTTGTGTAAAATGAGGTTATTATGGGTAATAGAAGAAAGAAAAATATGGGCACTTCTAACGTAGGAGGTATAAAAGTACAAGATACTCAACTTATACCC